GAAAAACTTTATAATCAGCACCGTATATGTTAAAGTAAGGTATTATTCTTTTTATCATAATATACCATAAACAAGGTGAGGGGTGCGTTGAAACACTTGGAATCAATCCCCTCTTAAAATAAAATTTTGTGATTCGTTCCAACGCATTTTCAATCTTATAACACTAAACAACATTGTCAACTTGTTTTTGTATAATTTTCTAACAACTAAAAATTTTGTTTTATCAGAAATACTACAAAAACAGCAATTATTGTAAGAATTAGTACATTAAGTAGTACACTTTGCCAATTAATCGGCTTCTTCAATCTCTGTTTCGCAATTTTGTTGATATTTTCTACAAATCTAGTCATTGTCTTTGTTGTCTATGTATATAATTATGCCAACCATTGCGACATAACCGACTAAAAAACCAAGTAATATATATAAAGCTTCCATGATTACCCCTCTCAATTGAAATTACGCCATCCATTCCGAATTGTAATTTTATCATAAGATATCCTCTTTTGTTGCAGGATAGTACAAGCTTAAAACGGAATTGTAAAAAATCAAGTCTATTTTAGCAACTTGCCTATTCTTTCTGTCATTTCCCGGTAAGCGATAGATTCGCCTAAAATCTTCCATTGCTCTTCTTTATCCTGCAGAGTTATACTGCGTGCCTCTTCTTGTAATTTATCAATTTTAGCTTCCAGTTCTATACGAAGCATTTCTATTTTTTCTTTCATACTTTTTTTATCTCTTTTTTACCGGTTAATAAATTAGTCAATACAATTCTGTCAGCTCCTAAGTCCTTGACTATAGACTCAAAAGATTCCCAAGTAGATCGTTTCGTTGCCCTACAAGTTTTTACACACTCACCCCTAGAGTTGTAATATTCAACGATGTGAGTGTAATTTATTTGTTGTATTCCGTGCATTTTCTACCTATGCAAATTTTAATATTTCAATATCTCTTTCCGAACACTCCAATTCATCACTTAAATCGTATATATCGGGAGTAGAGTTGTTTATTTCTTCAAAAGTCATAAAATCCTCTCAATTAATAGTTAATAAAAGTCTATATACCACGTAGAACATTAAAATTGTTAGTGGTAAGCATGTAAGAATTAGTCTTATATCTTTTTTCATAATTTTTTACCTATTTGTTTAATTCTTCTATAAGAGGATTGATAGTTGTATTAAAAACGATTTTATCTATGTTTTGTTTTTCTTCATTGTCTCTAGCAAAAAAAGCACGTTCTCTAATGTTTTTCTTCTCGTATTCATCACTTTCATTAAAAAATAAATCTATATTTTTTGTCGTATCTTGAAATTTATAGCATGTAAACAATTCATAACCCATATTTTTAAAATGTTTATCAATTGCCATAGCAAAGTTTAAATGTTGTTCAAAATCTTCATAGATTGTAATATATTCTTTAGCATTCAAAGGCTGTAATTCTCTTACAGAGATGTCATATCTAACATGCTGAATATCTTCATTTCCAGGTAGAAAACAATAAAGTTTTTTGTCGTGATCTATGAGAAAATATCCGTTATTATTATCCCCATGTTCTACCGAGTAATATTCCATATCACCTTCTTCTTCAAATATTTTGCCTAATTGTTCAACATCCAATTTTAACAAAATAGCTACATTTCTTAACATATATTGACCATATCCCCACTGGTCATGAATAACATAAAATTCATTATTTTTTTTAATATGTAATTGCGTTCTTTGACCCATAATATTTACCTATTTATTTATTAACAATTTAAACCTCTTGTACCAATTTTATACAATAAGAAATAATATGTCAATAGTTAATTTAAGTTTTTTTATAGTTTTTTAAACCTTAGCAAAATACACTATATATATAAGTAAAAATTTTTTATATTTATTTCTTGACAACTAAAATATATGTGTGTATAATTGTGTTTGGTCGTTAGTGGCGGAAGTATAGACGTATTGGAATTGCCTTATCTCAAAGGAATTTTTTAACAAGCAAGAGAGCGTCCAAAGGTGAGAAGAGCAGATGTTAATTTCTGCATGCTAATACAATTTATTTGTCAATGGCTATTCAAGTCCTTTGGCTAACGACCATTTAACAATAAAGAGAAATGGAAACATGAAAATAAAAGAACAGGCAAAGAACAACGTAAAAACAAGGTTAAGTAAAGCCCTAGAAAGCTATACAATAGATGAAATTGCAAAAGCATATAAGAGTAGCTTACAGAATTTTAATTTGATTCTCAAAAAGCTTGACAATGGGGGTAAAGTCAATCTGTCAACCCTCGTAAGAATCAACAGAGCATTAGACAAACTAGAAGGGAAGTAATGAAAGAGTTTAATATAGACAAATTACCAAAACAGTGAGGAGATTGAAATATGAGTAATAAGATTAATCTAACCATTACAAAAAAAGAACTACCGCTTTTACTCTCTGCTGTAATTTTGTTGAAATTAACAGAAAATCATGAAATGTATGATGTAAAAGAGAAGTTAATAAAAAAAATTTTTAAAATAACCAAAGATATATAGATATGATTAAAACTATATGTATTCAATGCACACGCGGACATAATTATCGTGGTAAATTTCTTCCAAAAAATATCAGATGGTGCTGTCGCTATGGCAAACTGGTTAAAGATAAGAGGAATTGTATAGATTTTAACAGGATGGAGAACACAGAAAGAGAAAAGAAAGAACGCAAGGCTTATAGAGTGCAACAAAGAATTAGGAGCAAAAAATTATGAACGAACAAAACTGTACATCATTAGAATTGAGCAAGAAGCTAGCAGAGGCTGGGTGTGCGTTGGAGAGTCTGTGGACATGGAATTATGGTAAAATCTCAAAAGATAGTACAATATACGAGGATTGGTATTTGGGATTTGAGTATATGTATCATAGACCTAGCGAAAAAGCTTACTTTGCCCACGACATCCTAAACGATATATGTGTGAAATACGCCAAAGAATTTTTTGGGAAAGAATTTATCCCAGTTGATAACCATTTAACAATGGTAGGTGATCCTGCTTATATTCATCATCCAATAGAAATTTTATTACTAATGCAACAAGGTAAAAAACAGGAGGTAGAATTATATATATGGGAAAACTGTCTTTTCAATCCAAAAAACAAGAGGTGAATATGGATAAAAATGCAAAATCAAACTGTTGTAATGCACCAGTAGAAATTTCATGTGGAGAAGAGAGTGAAATTGCAACATGCTGGTACGTCTGCACCAAATGCGGTGAGCCTTGCGATATTAAAGAAGAATCTAAGAAGGGGTAAATATGAAAGAAATAAAAACAAAAGAAGAACAAAATTTATTCAATAAAAAAGGGGTTTTATAATGTATAATTTATTAAAAATACTTGGTATAATATTAATTAGCGTATGCCATATAGGACTTAGTGTATACGGTCAAAATGGTATTTTTCGGCATTTACATTTAGTTGGAAGAATTGGAGTATTAATTTTTGTTTTCGTCTCGGGTTATGGAATCTATAATTCACTTTTGAGAAATCCTTCTTATGCAGAATTTTTAAAAAGGAGAGTCAGCAAAATCATACTGCCTTACTATATCGTTTTAGTGGTCTATACTCTGTGTCGAATCGTTTTTCACGACTCTTTTGAGTTCGATGCCTTTATTGCTCATTTATTTTTTGCTCATAATCTAATAAACGGGCGAATAGAACAGTATCCGGTTGTCCATCTATGGTTTATTGGAATGATTTTACAGTTATATTTATTAGCTCCATTAATGTTTAAAATTATTAACAAACCCGTAGTTATAAAAAAATATAATTTGTCATGGTTAATATCACTTATTGTTATATGTCTAGCCTTTACAATAACATTGTACAATCCAAAAACAGGGATATTCCTATATTATCGTTCGTTTATATATTATATATACATGTTTATGCTAGGAATGTTCGCCAAAAAATATACAAATATAAAAGGAAATGCCTTTAAATCAATAGGAGATTTTACTTTCTACGTCTATTTAGCGAATGTGTTTTATATCTTTACACCGATTAGATTAGAAAATAAATTACTTTTATTCTGTGTTTATAGCATAATTATAATAATATATGCTTTTATTATCAAATATTTAGAGATTCTACTGAGAAAATTTTTACAAAAAATAATAAACAAATTAAAGACTGTAAAATAGGCGAACACCTGTTTTTTGACAGGGGTATTTTTTTATTAATTTTTAGAGGTTTTTATACTATGAAGAAATTATTATTAATCGCAAGTGTGTTGTCTATTGTTGCAAGCAATGCAAACGCAAGTGTTTATGGTGGTATTGGATTAAGTCAGTCTAATATTAGCTACAGCAAGAATGATGTCAAGTTGTCAAACGGAGATGTGATCCCGTCTGTTGATAAGGATCAATTCCTTGACAAAAAAACTGTATCGCCCAACGTTTTTATTGGCTATGAGTTTGAAAATGATACCTTTACAGAATTGTCCTTTACGCACATGTCCGGCAAGAAAGACGGAAGCAATACGGGATTAGTTTGGGCTGACAGCGGTAATCCGGCAACTGTAGACACTAAGGTTAAGATGAGTATGACGGACGCAGTCGGAGGTTATACTTATAAGCTTAACAATGTTGGTCTATTCGGAGCTATAGGACTGGCTTATACAATCTATGAGGATACTGCATACTTCAAAGATAAAGATACTACCCGCCTAACATCAAGGAGTAACGAGTATTCACTTGGCTACAATGCTAAGCTAGGCGTCGAGTACAGATTTGTTAAGGAATTTGCATTAAGGACAGATATAAAATACACAGATCCTATGCTCAAGAATGTGGAAAGGATGATAACTTATAATGTCTCTGCTAAATATACGTTCTAATCTAATCTAATCTAAAAAAAGCCCCAATTAAGGGGCTTCTCTTTATTTATCATTTCGGATCAACCAGCGGATATACGATGAAACATTGTCAAAGCCTTTTGCTTTAGCTTTCTGCTTCAATTCTTCTTTGGTTATTTCTGACAGCTTAATGTTTATCTGTTTTCTTATTTTCATATTTTACCTTTTAGTTCATTACAATATTCTGAAATGAAAGCTTTTTTATAAAAGTCATTTTTCTTTTTCAGTTCGTTTAGTCTTGACTTAAGATAGCCTAAATCGTTATCAATGTATGCTTCACTGAGTCTACTTTGTGCTTTGCCACTTCCATAATACATAGTCATAGGGTCTCTGGTACCAACTCCACTAGATACTGGGATTACAATAAAATATTTTTTCATAATTTTACCTTATTTAGTTGTTAATTGCATAATTAATATTTATGTCTCCCCCTATTTTTAAGCACTTTGCCAAATGTTGGTTATCTTTTACCGTCTCATAGATAGAATTAATATATTTAACAATAGAATCGATGTTTGAAGCAACGAATTGTCTTGTTGTTTTTAATCTTAAATCACCTTCGGCTCCTGCATATTCGTTTTCATATGTATCTACTTCAACAATTGTTAAATCCAAGTCTACACGATATATTTTTGCACCTTTTTTACTACTTTCAAGATGGTGTTTAATAGCTTCTTTTATTATTGTTTCTCTCATAATTTTTTACCTTTTTATTATTAATAATTATGTCTAACTGACAAATAAGAGTATAGACAATGTATTTACAATGTCAACACTTTTTTTAATCTTTTTTTATTTTTTTTTAAAAAAGTGCTTGCGTCCTTGAAAATAGCGAATATAATTATTATTATTGATAATATTTTGAGGTGAAAATGCCTTGTAAGAAAGGAACTAAAAAGAAATAATGCCATTAAAATCCGGAAGTTCAAAAAAGGTAATAGCTGAAAATATTCGGACAGAAATGCATGCAGGCAAACCGCAGAAGCAGGCTATAGCTATTGCAATGTCTAAAGCCGGGAAGAGCAGAAGGAAGAAATTAATGAATGTAAAAAAAGGATGAAAAGAAACAATTTTACCCAAACAAATATTTTAGATTTTGCCAGGATGTTTGGCTATGGTTATAAAGTCATTGACAAAGACAATCTAGAACTAATCACTCAAGATAAAACAGTCAAAGTAAAAATAGACCGTAAAAACGACAGTATTATTTGCGGCGATAAAATCTACAAGGCTAACCAGGATAAAGATAAATTCGGAACTGTAAAACCAAAACAAGAAATAATAAAGAAATACGGAGAAGAATTTAACCCCTTCTGCAACGTGTGCCTTATGTACAAATGGCTTTTTAATCATGTTAACATATAAACGAAAAGTAGTAGACTTTAAAAAAGCACGTGAAAACTTACCCCATAGGGTAGAAGAATTATGGTGTAATAACTGTGGTAAAGTAACTATTAATGTAATTAGAGAAGGATTAGACCTTGACTTAACCTGCCCAAACTGTGGTAAGACTATGAAATACTTTGATGATGTAGAGAAATGTGATATCATATACTTTATATCTAAGCTATCACAAAGCAAAGAGATAAATAACAAAGTTGATTTAATCGACCATGAGTGAATTAACAACCGAACAATATAAATATACATATAGCAGTGCAGAAGAGAAGCTTTGTCAACTAATTGCTATCGAAGGCAAGAGCCATTATGAAGCATGTCTTGAAGCATATCCATCGAGCAAAAAATGGTCTCGAAACGCAGTAGACGTGCAAGCAAGCAAGATAACTAGCAAACCTAAGATAAAACTAAGAATCAAGGAATTAAAGAACGAAACAAAGGACAAAACAATTAAAGCAGTGGTTTACAACAGAGAAATAGCTTTTGCAAATTTTGATTCAAACATACGATTACTCACAAATCAAATAGAAGAAATAAAAGCAGACATAGAGCTTTCATTAAAAGATAAATCATATTTGATTGACAAACTCACAAGAAATAAGAAAGAACAAGAAGAACAGAAAGCTAAGCTTTGGTCATTGTTTGTTGATAAGAAAGAGATAAAAGTGCAGAGTTTGGAAGAATTACTCGATGAATTAGAATAGTATAGGTTGTATTTTGCAAATAAAACTTTCCCAAAATTTTGAAAAGTGTTTTCTTTTTATCGGCTCGGTGGACGAATAGCATTTTAATCAGTAAAATCAAGGGTACAAAAAAAAGGTATTTTATGAGATTTAACGTAAGTTTGGATGTAAAAAATCAACCTGGAATATATAAAATATCAAATAATGTTGATAATAGGATATATATAGGAAGAACAACAGACTTTGAAAAAAGATTTTGGCAACATTACAACAAGTTTAAATTCAATAGATGCAATAGAAAGTTTTGTAGCTTTTTAGATAGCTATCCAGTTGGGTGTTTAAGTTTTGAGATTGTTGAAATTTGCAACAAATCTATCTTGAAAGAGAGAGAAGAGTTCTATATTCAATTTTATAATTGTGTTGAATCGGGATTTAATATCTTAACGAAGGACGAAGATTTTATTGTTTTGTATCCTAAAAAAGAATATGTTAAGCGGAAGATAGAAAGAATAGAAAGAAGGTTACCATCTAATCGTAAAAAAAAGAAACGAAAAACAAAATGGCATAGATTTTATAGCAGACATAAAAAATATTATAATAACTTAAAAATTTTTTGTTAGGTTGAAATATGAGCAAAAAACTTACTAAAACCCCAATTAAGATTTATCCTTGCGAAAGGTTAAAAGGATATTGGTTTTTTAAACAAATAGTGTATTGTGGGGATAGGAGATATATTTTTGATCGTATTGTCGATTCGAAAGAAAAAGCTTTAAACTTTCCCAATACTGAATTTTATAAAAATAAATGTAGAAGCCTTCAAAATGACACCAATTGATTTAAAAGAAATGCTAGCGGACATTATCAAGAACGATTTTGGTTTTGTTTCTGTGTCCCAATTTAACAAACTTAAAACTCATCAAAAATCAATACTCAAAGGTATTGCACACTCAATCGCCTTTGCAAAGAGTAAAGGAGAGGAGATTTTGGACGTACGTGATGGCTTTATCTATGTGGACGAAAGTGCTGGTTCCAAAATGAAATTAGTCGAGGTTCTTTCAGGTGAGTGTGATGGTTTGCTTCAAAAAGTCATCTCAAGATATGAAGAGTACCATAGCACTTTCGCGAGCTCTACCCGACATTACAACACTTACTTAACAATTCTGTCCTTAACGCCATGAAAACACCAAAAAAAAACTTGAGTGCTAAACTATTAAACACTATCATTTTGTTAAACGTCGTGCTTCCTAGACAATCTTTTTTTGAGAAATGAAACAAAAACTACAAACTTTAAAAGATAATTTCAGTTACTTTGCTTCAAACTTCCTTAAAATCCGCACAAAAGAGGGGGCAATAATCCCCTTCAATCTCAACAAAGCCCAGCAGTATATTCATCAACAGCTTGAGAAACAGAGGAGAGAGACAGGTAGAGTCAGAGCAATAATCCTTAAAGGACGTCAACAAGGTTGCTCTACTTATGTTACGGGTAGATTTTATCATAATACGATATTTCGCAAAGGAGTTAAATGTTTCATCGTAACCCATAGAGACGACGCAACATCAAACTTATACAAACTCGTCAAACGTTATCACGACAATTTACCCAACTCCATCAGACCATCAACGGGTGTGTCAAACGCTAAGGAGTTATACTTTGATAAACTGGATTCAGGTTACGGTATAGGCACGGCAGGTTCGGGCAACGTGGGACGTTCCGATACAATTCAGTATCTGCACATGTCAGAAGTCGCTTTTATGCAAAACACACCTGAATTGCAAGCCGGTCTCATGCAAACAGTGCCGGATGCAGACAACACCGAAATCATTCTAGAATCTACTGCAAACGGAATGGGTAATATGTTTCATCGTTATTGTCTGGATGCAATCGCAGGCAAGAACGGCTACCAATTAATATTCGTTCCTTGGTACTGGCAGGACGAGTACAGGGCAAAACTCTCCGACAACTTCGTACTCACGGAAGAGGAGAAAGAGTATAAAGAAATGTACAAACTCACTGACGAGCAGATGAACTGGCGTAGAACAAAGATAAGCTCATTCACAGAAGGGGATAGAAAGTTTAAACAGGAATATCCCGCAACAATTTACGAAGCTTTTCAAACTTCAAGTACACGCACCATTATTACTGGTGATTTAATTCATAAATCCCTTAATTATGTTTCAATAAATTACATGCGTTTCTGTGCTGTTGTTGGTGTTGATGTAGCAAGGGAAGGCAAAGACAAATCAATTATCGCAGTAAGGCAGGGTGATAGGATAATGGCAATTCGTAAGTTTCATGGTCTTGATGGTCATCAACTCGCCCAAGAAGTTATTAATCTTGCTAAAATATTTAAAACTCAATACATATTCGTTGATGCCACAGGTGTTGGTTCATCTCCAATTGATTTCTTAAAATATTATGGTTATCCTGTTCGTCCTGTGTTTTCTGGGCAATCTGCAGATGATAAACTTCTTTATGCAAACAAACGTGCCGAGATGTGGTTCAGATTGAAAGAAGCTATGACGGAAGGATTGCAACTTGACAATGATGAAGAAATGATCCTGCAAATACAATCCCAAACTTACGACTACCGATTGAGTAATCAGATCATTCTACCCAGCAAGGAAAAGATGAGAGAAGAAGGAATCGGATCACCCGACATAGTTGATGCAATTTGCTTGACATACGCATTTATATTTAATACACTTGACATTAAAACTAACAGTATTAAAGTTGTAAATAATAATACTAATGATATTTTAAAGAGGTAATATGAGCAGTAATTCTTTTTCAGGTTGGGATAGACCCTTTAGGGACACTTTAGGAAAAGTTTTGGGAGAAACTACTTTACGGCATTATGCTTATGAAAAACCAAAGTCAGCAGTAAAACAAGCACAAGCACAGGCCAGACAAGCACAGGAACAGACAAGTAGTGCTATGGCATCCGCTACAGAAGAAAGACGTAGACGCAGACTTATGCTTTTAAATCCTTCCGCAGAACTTGGGACATCAATGGCAACAGGACGTGGTCAATTGTTAGGAGTATAATGGAACAACTTATTAGGGAAACGCTTAAAGACTTTGAGAGACTTAAAAGTGAGCGTAGTAATTGGGATAATTCTTTTCAATTAGTTGCCGAATATGTTTGGCAAACAAAAGCAGATTTCACAGTAACAAGCATAACTCAAGGCGAATTTCTATTCAATAAACTCTACGATACCACAGCTTATGACTCAATGGTAATTCGTGCTTCATCCTTTTTAAGTATGGTATGGGGAAACGGAGAGTTTGCTTTTGTTCCTGTCCATGAATCTATAAAAGAAGACCAAGAAAGTTTAGATTTTTTTCAACAAGCAACAGAGATAGTAAAGGCAGATTTGCAAGACCCTAAGGTTAATCTTGACTTAGCACTTTACCAGGTAGAGTTATATCTGGGTTCTTTTGGCACAGGATGTTTAATCGTAGTGCAAAAAGAAGACGATTCAATAAGATTTGCCTCTCTTGATTTAAAAGAAATCTACATTGATGAAGATGAATATGGAAACGCAGATACTCTGTTTAGAAGATATGAGTTGACAGTAGAACAGGCAATCAAAAAGTTTGGTCTTGAAAATCTAAGCCCCAAAATGAAAGGATTGGTAAAGTCTAAAGAATCCAATATAAAACAAACTTTTTTACATATAATAAGACCGCGTAGAAAACCGAAGGCAAAAATGGGTGTTCTTGCAATGCCTTTCGAAAGCTTGCATATTGATTATTCGAATAAATATTTAATTAAAGAAAGTGGATTTGATTACAAACCTTTCTTTGTTTGCCGTGAGAACAAAAAATCAGATGAACAATATGGACGTGGTGCAGGTTTTATTTCTATTGCAGATAATAAAAACTTGCAGACAGTAACAAAAGATATGATACACATATTTAACCGATATGCTGATCCGCCAACAGGTTCCATGAATGCAAGTATAACGGGCGGTATTATTGATAAATCACCAGGAGGACATACTTCTTTTGAAACAACAATACAGGGTCAAAAACCATTCTTTAACCTAATAGAAGAATTTGGCGGAAACCTACAGGCTTTGAATGAGTTCAGACAATCTTTGAAAGAAAATATCACAAAGAAGTTTGATATTGATGTTCTGCTTGATTTTAACAGTGAAAGAGAGATGACAGCCTACGAAGTAAATCAAAGGGCATCTATGAGACAACAGGCTTTAGGTTCAAAATTCTATTCAAGAATTGCGGAAATTTACAATCCTATGCTTGAGACAATATTCCAAATATATCTTAGTAATAGTAAGTTTGGTTATTCCAATGCAGAAGCAGAGATATTAAAGAGTCGTGGAATAGAAGTATCTAAAATAATTCCTGATAAAGTTTTAAATCTAATAGGCAATAATGAACCTGTATATGATATAGTTTACTATACTCCTCAGGCTCAGGAAAAAATGATGATGAAAACTCAATCAATTTTAAATATCTATCAAAATGCA